GCGTCGGCGTTGAGCCCGGTCGTCCAGAAGTTCGGCGTCACGACCGCGCCGTTCTGGATCATCGAGACGTAAGCGCCCGCGTTCGCGTAGACGACGAAACCGTCGTAGATCGTGTCACCGCCCGCCTGGATGATCGATCCGTCGTAGAGGTGCTCGGCCAGCGTGTCGTCGATGTTGTACGGCGTGAGCAGCGTGATGATGTTGTCGGTCGAGCGATCTGACGGCGTCGAGTTCGTGATGTCGAGCAGGTCGTCGCCCGCCGCCAGCGCGTCATCGGCGAGCCCCTGGAGGAACCGGTGGAGCTCGATGACCGAGTAGTTGGCGACCGTGCCGGTATAGCGAATGTTGCCGTTGGAGGCGACGCTGACGTCTGTGGCGATGGGCATCTAGGGTCTCCTACTACGAGTACGTCTCGGACGCGCGATTGTTCCACACCGCCGTGGTGTTGGTCCATCGCGTGTGGGTGGGGTTGCCCGCGTTGTCGAAGTCGATCTTCTTGATGGTCCACATGGCGTCGCTCGCGAGGGCCCCGCGCTCGGCAACGCCGACGTAGGTCACCGTCCGAAGGATCTCGAAGCGTTGCTGTAGGTAGGGTCCACGAGCCATGGCCTAGAATTTCCCCAGCGTGATGTCTGCCGCCAGCTTCGCATAGACCATGCTGTGGAGGGCGTCGTCCGGCTGGTCGATGGGGTGATCGTACGTCATCGTCCGGGTCCGGTCGTTGTACTCCACGTACTCCGCCAGGATATCCTTGGCGAACGGCTCGAACTCCTCCCATTCCGGGAACACGAAATGTTTTTGCTTGATGTCGCCGAAGAACTGCGACATGGCCGCGTTGCGGTTGATGATGAACTTGTACGCCTGGGCGTCCCAGCGCTTGCGCTCGCCCAGGTTGGCCGAGTAGGCGAACTGCATCACGCCGGCGCGGCCGCGGCTCTTGAATAGCCGGCTGTTCATGCCCCAGCCGTGCCCCCAGTCCGCGCCGAGGATCTCGACGTTCCAGTGCGCGCAGACGTGCTCGACGTCGGGCAGGATGAGCTCGGGATCGACGTCCTTGCCGACGTACCGCTTCATCAGGAACGGCCAGAACGTCTCGTCGTTGACGTAGGCGCCGAGCGTCAGAACGGTCCACGAGGCGAACTTCTTGCGCCCCGAGCTCGCGTCGCCTTCTTCGCGACCCTCGCCCCAGTCGATGCCGGCGAAGATGCGGAGGCCCTGGTGTGCTGGGCCACGACGATGTGTGAATTTCTGGGTGTCGATCCCGGCGTGGCGCTTGGCCGGCCAGCAGTTCTCCTGGATGTCCGTGCGGGTGACGGGGGCCGAGGCGTTGTCAAACGAGAGGCCGAGGATCTCGTTGTTGAACTTGGACTCGGGCCACTTCTCGTGGGGCAGGACGATCTCGGTCCGCCAGGCTTCCACGGACTGCTTCCACGGCACCATCAGCTGCGAGATGTGATAGCCGACGTAGAACTCCTTGGGCGCGAAGCTGACCCACTGGCCCTGGGCGGGATTGATCGCCTTGCCGCACTTGGAGCAGATCAGCCCCTTCATGCCGATGCTGCGGGCGTCGAGGTAATTCCAGTACCGCCCGCCCTCGCCGCCGGTACAGTCGCAGGGGACCATCCACTCGTTCTGGGTGGACCACTGCCAGTACTCCTCGAGGGTATTCGAGAAGGTCAGCGGCGTGCCGGTGATCATCTCCTTGCCCGGCACGCCCATCGCGAGGCGCGACGCCGACAGCGACTGGCTGATCACCTTGACGTTGTCCTTGAGGAGATCCTGGGCCTCGTCGAAGAACACGCGGCTGGCGGGGATGCCGCGAGCTCGGGCGGCCGTCAGGAAGGCGTACCGCAGGAAGATGTACGAACCGTTGGCCAGCGTCTTCTCGAAGACCTGGTCGGTCACGCCCTTCCCGAACAGGTACTTCGCGACGAACGGGGAGTCGATCAGGGTTGGACGGAGCTTCTCGTTCGAGTACTGCCGCGTCTGCAGGGCGGACGGCGAGACGTAGAGCGACCGCCAGTGCGGGCGGATGATGGACTCGATGATCTGGAGGTTGCAGACCGTCGTCGACTTGGCGACCTGGCGCGAACACTTCATCACCAGCCGCTCATCATCATCGTTGTAGATGGGCAGCATGAAGGCGTGGTTGTCGAGCTTGAGCGGCCGCCCCAGGTGATGGAGCACCGCCTGGGCGATGTCGCTCTTGCGCCCTCGGTAGGTCGCGCGCTCCTTGCCGGGGATGTCCACGTGCTCAAGGCGACCCTCCCAGTCGTACTCGCCGTTCCACTTCACGTCGTTCGAGAAGCTGGGCGGATCGATCTCCCGGCCCGTGAAGTCGAACGGGTCGGCATCGAGAGCGAGGTCCTCGCCCCCTTCAACGAGCTCGTCCATCACGGATCCTCGACGGGCTTCGCAGGCTCAGGGATCCCGACCTGCCCCTGCAGGTCCGCCAGCGAGATGTGCTTGGACTTGGAGACCTGCACCGAGAACAGGCCGTTGAAGTCTTTCGGGATCGAGTTCGACTCGACCTTCTTGGGCTGATGGGCGGCGAGCGCCACGGCGGAGGACTTGGCCATCTCGCCCCACTTGAATACGTCATTGGCCGACGGGAGTGGCAGCTTCATCGCGAGATCGTATTGCTCCAGCGCGCTGGTCATCAGCCGCCTCAGCACGACATCAGGCTCGACCGTGACCTCACCTCCCAGGGTGCGCCGCACGCTATCGAGGGTCGGGTGCTCGAACCCGAGGGCCAAGTGGTGCTTTTCCTCCTTGGTCTTGAGCTGCTCCATGAGCAGCGTCCAGTCGCTGCGGGTCATCTCGCTCGCATCCCAGAAGATGCGGCGATAGAGCTCTACCCCGCTCTCCTCGATCTCCACCTCAAGGTGCGCAGCCGCAACCTCGGCGATCTCGGCCATGCCAGCCCTGGAGAACAAGAGGAGCCCCATGCGCGCCCGCGTGCCGTGGTTGGCAAAGATGCGCCAGGCGGTGTCGAGTTCGGGTGGGGTCACGCAGCCGAACTCGGGCTGCGCATCCCAGAGCTCACGGAGGCCCTCGCGCTCCGCCCATGCGAGAACGCCCTCGCGGGTTGGGAGGCGCTCCTCCGTTGCGTCAAGGTGGCGGATCAGTGCGTAGGGTGCGCTCTTGCGCATGGCGCTGCGCCATGTCGCGGACCACAGCCCACCGACAGGTGGGAGGCCCACCTGATCCATCGTTCGATTTACATCGACCTTGCGAGAGACCAGGAACCGAAGAAAGCGCTCATACGGGTACCGCACACGACTTCATCGAACGAACCCGAACGGGCTCATCGTCGGGGTGAGGCGGCCACCGACGTGCGAGGCTGCGGGCGCGGGCCTGGCGCCGGCGGTCTTCATCTGGCTGCGGCCCAGCATCGTCAGGCGCTCGAGGCCCGAGACAATGCGCTGGATGTGCATGAGGGCGGCGCGCACGTTCTCCTCCGGGATGTCTTCCATTCCCAGGCGTGACGCGAGCAGGAGCTTGGCCAGCATCTGGCTGACCTCGACCAGCATGGGCTTGGCCGAGGCGAACCGGCTGATGTTCTCCTCGTTGATGAAGCCGATCGACAGGACCGCGTCGACAGCCTGCGCATCATCGATCGAGGCCGCGCACTTCAGCAGGTCCGCGATGGGGGCACGCAGCGAGTCGATGTACGCCTTGACCTTTGGCGAGCTCGCCGTCTTCACGGCGTAGGCGGTCTTGGGGAACCGCAGGTGGTGCACCTCGAGGCGGATGTGGTCCTTGGCCTTGTCGAGCACCTCGGCAACCTTCTCGCGCCCGAGCCCCCAGTACCCGAGCAGGAACTCCGCCTCGTGGCGCGCCAGCGAGTTGAAGTCAAAAGCGACTTTCTGGACGGAGTCGCCCTTGGGAGTTGTGGCGCCAAGGATGCCCTCCATCCCGTCCCGCTGAAAGCTACTCTTCTTGTTATTGGGGTCCATGGTGCGCGGCCACCCAGTGCCCGCCGGACCGAACTGCTCCACGGGATCCGTTGGCTGATTCCGGGAGTTGAAGCCAGCACGCTGTAGCGCGGTGGCCCGCGGAGCCGCCGCCACGGCCTTGAACTTTGCCCTCGAGATGGGTCCAAAGCCGCCCATCTCGAGGGTCTTGGGCTCATTCGCCCACCCATACGCCCCGTCTGTGTTGGCGTGGTTCAGATCCCTTTGGGTTGGCGTGTTGTTGGTGTATCTGCCAAGCCCGCCATCCTCGAGGTGCTTCGGGTTTGCGTACTTCGCGATCTGTCCACCCTTGAAGATGAAGCGCCCGTTGGCCTGCGCGACCTTGATCGGGTTCGTGTCGAGCCAGGCCGCGGCCATCCGCTTGAAGTCGTCGGGGCCCTCGGAGACCTGGCACAGCCGCGGCATGCGGACAAAGAACATCTTCGCCGAGATGACGTAGTTCTTGCCGGGGCCCAGCAGCGGCCCGAGCGAGCTCTTCTGGCCCGCCGTGACGGCGACGATGCCATCGATGTTCGGGCTGATGATCAGGTTGGCCTGCTTGCCCTGGTAGTCGATGACGCCCAGGCTGCGCAGGTTCTTGAACACCGTGACCGAGGTGACCTGGAACGGAACCGTGGCGAAGATCTTCTCGCCGTCGCGGTAGACCAGCGTGCCGGTCTTGCCGGTGTCTGGGCGATCCGCCGCCAACGTCACGTCCGCGTCATCATTGAGCGGGATACCCGCGATGCGGCCCTGCATCGACGCGAGCGACTTGCCCAGGAACAGCTTGATCGGCTTGGAGGCGCCGTCGAAGTCGACGACGTTGGGGATGACCCAGCCCTTCGCCATGACGCCGTCCGCGTCCTTGACGCCGTAGCGCCCGAACTTGTCGACGGTGCGGACGATGCGGTCGTCTTGCAGGGGGTCGAACACCCAGGGATTGCGATGGACGCCCAGTGCGGCGCCGTAGGAGCCCGAGCCATCCACGCCGTTGCCGGAGGGCCCATCGACCTCCTTGCCGTAGACCGTCTCGGGCGGGATCACGGTGAAGTGACCGTACTGGTCGATCGAGTTCATCGGGTCCTGCTCGTAGTCCCAGAGCTCAGACCGGCGCATCTCGAGAAACCGCTTCAGGCCCTGCCGATCCGTCGAGATCATGACGGGGTCGTAGACCTCGTCCGGCGCCGAGAACATGCGGTACGCGTTGGGCCCGTCCTTCTTGACGGTGAACACCTCCGAGGCGCGCTCCTTGTTGGAGGCGTCCTGCTCCGTGGGCTTGGCGGCCTCGACCGCCAGCTTGTGCAGTAGCCCGTCGGTGCCGTGGCGGTGGAATGCCCCCATCAAGCGGGGGTTGGACTCGACGGCCGTCTTGAACAGCTTGAGATCCTCGGCGCCCAGGGTGCCGGCGATCGCGCTGATCATCGAATGAGGCGCGGAGTACGAGTACTTGCCACCCATCGGCGGCGACCGCGTCTCCGCGAAGGCGTCATCCGCCATGTTCGGCGGCGGATTTTCCGGCGCCAGGCCCGCGCCCAGGCTGCTCTGGTAGAACACCTTGGCGAGGTTTTCGTCCGTCAGCGGGAAGACCTTCTGCTCCCTGAAGAACAAGTCGATCGGCGCGAGGTGCCACGACTTGACCACGATCGGAATGCCAATCGTGATGCCCGAGCTCGGGTCCGTCGTCACGGCCGAGCCGACGGCGTACCCCTTCTCGTCGTCGACCTTCTGAAAGGTCACCACGACATCGAGGCCGAGGTCCTTCGGGAGCTTCTCGGCCACAAGCGCAGCAATTTCCTGCTGCCACTCCCGGACGTTGTCCGAGAGCTTCTTGTACTGCACCCGCCGAAACTGCGGATCTTCTGAGAAGAGGTTTTCCATGGAGAGCTCCTATGCGATCGGCGACACCGTGAAGGGCGGAGCCGTCAGCACGAACTTGACGCTCCCCAGTGTAAGCCCAGCAATTACCTGAGCCAATCCGTTTGCTTGTTGTTGTGGCGTGGCGTCCGGCGGCTGCGGACTGTTGATGCTCGGCGAGGCGGGGGCGAAGATGATGACCGTTCCTGGGGGCAGGAGCACGGGCATGCCGATCCAGAACGTCAGGAGCGCCGCCATGAATAGGGCGGGGCCACCACCGGCGAGCGCGGGGTTGAAGGCTGTCTCCAGGTTCTGCGCCAGCGCGTCCTGACGAGCTGCGGCGGCCGGCATCCCGCCCGCAACCACGTACCCCGCGTAGGCCTGCGCCCAGGCGGTTGCGGCGGTCTTGGCGGTCGTGGGCGTGGTGGCCGGCATGAACATCGGCAGGAAGCCAGCAGCGAGCACGGGGGTGGCGGCGGCGAGAGGCATCAGAGATCGGCTGGCTTCTTGGCGAAGAAGGCAAACGTCGACAGGATCTTATCAGATAGCTCGGCCTTGAGCTGCGCCAGATCCACCGTCGTTGGTGGCAGCGGCGGCGTGGATGGGCCCCAAGCCGTCCCCACCTTGAGCTGCGCAACGATGTCGATCAACTTCGAGATGGCCTCGACCAGCGCATGCCCGAGCACTGCGGGCTCGTTGGCATCTGCACCACCCCACTGGTACTTCGGCCCCTCGCCGACCCAGTGACCGTCAGCGTGGTAGGTTTCGCGCGTCTGAACGGTCGCCGTCTCGCGGCCGCCCGCGACCCTCACCGCCGAGAGCTCGAGCTGGCGGCGGGCGTCACCCGGGAGGGTTCCGTGACGCAGCCGGAAGCGGTCGTAGGTCGGTCCGACCTGATGCAGAAACGTCTCCTCGTGCGTGGTCGGCGTGTCGGTCGAGCCCGGCGCGACCCGACCTCGTCGGGCAAGGTAGCCGTCCGCGTTCTGCCGGAGGTTCGACGCCCGCAGGGACATCTGGTTATTGATCGGGTTCAGAAGCACGCTGGCGCCGGCGCCTCCCTCGAGGATGACGGCCCCGCCACGCTTGAGGAGCAGGGTGGCGCCTCCGGCGGTCTTGTAGACCTTATCGCCGGTGGTGCTGCTGTCCGCGGGCGCTCCCACTGTGGGTGGGTCGTCTGAGTTGTCGTCGAAGATAGGTGAGCGCAAGAACCCAATGATGAAGCACTGGGCCCCGTTGGTGGTCATGACGGCTATGCAGGTCGATCCCGGGCGAGGACGGGCGTGATCACCCCCACCCTTCGTGTCGGCATCCGCGCTCAGGATGTGGGCGTCGTACACCACGATGCCGCAGCTGGAGGTGAACTCGTAGACCCCCGATCCCTTGGGAGGAGTGGTCTTGGTTGGGGTCTCTTCGCCGATGGTCCCGAACAGAATCTTCCCTGTGGGCAGTCCCTCGCCATGCCAAAAGCCGTTGTTCACACCCCATCCTACCCACATTCCCGGCATAAGGCTTTCGAAGGTCAGCATGCGCTGGCCGGAACCCCACCAAGGAGCATTGCGTGTTCAACGAGCAGACAGTCATCGGCTATCTCGGCAAGGATCCCGAGGTCAAGAGCGTCGGGAGCGGCACCGTCACCACCCTGTCCATCGCCACGAGCGAGAAGTGGAAGGACAAGGATGGGAACAAGCAGGAGCGAACGGAGTGGTTCGAGGTCAACTTCTGGGACACCCAGAGCTACAAGCCGTCCGAGATCCTGCCCAAGTACGCGAAGAAGGGGCAGTTGATGTGGGCGCGGGGCGAGACCCAGACCCGCACCTACGACGACAAGGATGGGGTAAAGCGGTACCGGACGTCGGTGCGTGGCAAGGACTTCAAGTTCCTCGGCGGCAGCAAGGACCGCGGCGAGGATGATCAGGGTCATGGGCACCATGGCGGCCAGCAACCGCCCAGTGCGCCTGCCTCCGACGACGACATCCCGTTCTGAGAGAGAGAAGAAAAGCACCACCATGCTCATCTTCCAGAGAAAAAATAATCAGCAGGCGAACACGCTCAGGCGAATCGTCGATTCAGGCGGGAACAGGGTGACAGCAACGGAGCCGCCGCCTCAACTCCTGCTTGGGCTCGGCGAGTTCTACGTCAAGGAGCGTGGCATCTCGGCGCAGTTCTTCGAGCCCCTGCAGGGCCTGACGCGCTTCTACCCATGGGACCAGGTCCCGTTCGGGCTGAGTGCGGTCAGGGCCTTGGCAAGCAGCGAAGACAGTGAACTCCTCAACAGGCTCGTCAGGCGACTGGGGCTCAGTGTCCAGGATTGCGAACTCCTTGGACTTGAGGCGACGTCACCTGATGGGGAGAGCACTGGCGAAAACTCGAAGATCGACTCGATCAAGAGCGACGCGAAGCGGCTCCTGTCCTGGTCCTTTCGGATCGCGGACTGGTGTCCAGACATGAACGTCGCAACCGCGCTCAGGTCCATTCGCGAGATGGACGTGACCGAGACGGATCGGTACGTCAGGGCTGTCCTGGGGTAATCAATCCGGCGACGCTCCAGGAGACGGTCCTGGTGGACCGTCTTTTTTAGCCTTGGAGCTTTGCGAGTCGAAAACCCCGCTGGGGGTTGTTCAGGGTCTTGACCATGTCCGAGAAGAAGCCCGTCTTGCCCGGCGGACGAGCGGTTGGGATATCCTTGGCCCGCTGCCCCGGACCCGTGCTGGGCTTGGTGCTCTTGGGCTTCGGCGCCGAGAGGCCAGTTCGCCAGGCGGCGCTGGCGGAGGCCCGCAGGATGCCCGGCGCCTGGACCTCCTTGCCGGCGGTTGGGGCGGCCTGCTTCTCTTGCTGCGCTTGACCCCGCGCGCGCAGGTACTCCATGAGCTTCTGGGCGGCGATGGTTGCAAGGACGGGCGCCGCGGCCGCGGCGACGTATGTGCCAAAGGCAGGGAGGAGCTGGCGCGCAGCGGCCCCGACGCCGGGGCCATACTTCCGTGCCCCCAGCAACGCGTGCGTGTTCGCACGCGCTTCCTCAAACACGTAAGGGGCCGCTGACGCGGCGATGAGTGCGGGGGCGTTGTCGCGGGTGTAAGTCCGGAGGGAGCTTTCCTCGTCCTTTTGGGCGGAGAGCGCGTTGGCCATCATCAGCATCCGCGCCGCACCACCGATGGGTGAACGTGAGACACCCGCCAGCGTCTGAACGGCGTTGCGCAACCTGGTGCTTCCGAAGATCGGCGTTGCATGCCCGATCTCGTGCATGGCGACGGGGACGGAGTTGATGCCCAGCCCAATGTGCTCGTCCAGCCCGCCGGCGATCCCCCTGCTGCGCAGGGCCGCGATCATCTCTCGCTCGGCGTCTGGATTGCCTCGGACCAGGGCCTTGAGGAGCTTGCTCTCCGGCTTGTAGTAGGCGTTGCCATGCAGGGGTGGGCCGGCCGCCATGATGGGGGCCGTCACCCGCTTGCTCGCGGCGAAGGCGTTGAGGTCCTGGACCTCCTTGCTCGTGAACGCGGCGATGCGGTCCAGGGGCGTGCCGGCGGTCGCGACCATGGCGGGCGCCCCGGCGACCGATCGCTGCATGGCTCGTCCAGACGCTCGCCTAACCAGCTTCCCCGCATGCAGCGTCGCCAGCATCGCGGCGATGGAGGGGATCGCGGGTGGGATGTCGAGGCCCGCCTCTGTATCTCCAACGACACCGTCCCAGCGCTTGCGCTCGGCTGGGACTGCCGGCGCCTGGGTTGCCCGGTCGTATCGCGCTTCGTCTTCCGCCTCGATCTGCCGCCTGGCCGCCAGCATGGCCTCGAGGGATGGCATCTCGCTTGATCCGATGGTCTGATCTTCCTCGTCGTTCATCAGTAGACACCCTCGGTGAGCGATCGCCCGTCCGGATCTTCGCCGAACTCCGCGCCGTACGCAAATCCAGGAATGGGCGAGTAGCCGTGGAAGTCTGACTCGGCGCCACGGGCGGCACCCTCGACGATCGCGTCCTTGAGCTCGCGGTAGCCCATCTGGCTCATCCAGTCATCTCGCAGCATCGGGATCTGCTGGATGCCCTTGAGGAAGGGGCGGTGCAGGATCGGGGAGTTCCCCGTCTCGACGCTGGTCAGGCCGCTCTTCTCGAGCAGGCGCTGGACCCGATCGTCGATGACGGTCCCCCTGGAGACGCCACCAGCGTCTTCCTGCAGGGAAAACCCATGCGCATCCCGCAAGGACTTCTTCCCCAGCTTCTTGCTGTTGAAGTCCTCGACGACCGTCCAGGGGGCGGTGTCGCCGTAGATGAAGGCGCTATCTCCTGGGTCGATGATCTTGGTCGTGTTGCCCACGGCACGCACGACGGTCTCGATCGCGCGGCGCTTGATATCAACGCCCTGGCTCTGGTAGGCGGACTGGATCTCGTCGGCTAGGTACTCCTGCGCGCTGCGCATCCCCTTCAGGTCCGCGAGCTCGTTGGGCTGAGCGATGCCGCCGGACAGGATGTCACCCTTGCGCTTGACTGCACCCACGTGCACGCGCTTGGAGTCCCAGAGGTCGTTGGAGATGTAGTGGGTCTTGGACCCGATCTTGACGTCCTGCCCGGTGCCTCCAATCGACGGCGTGACGCTATCGACGGTCCCGTCTGCCAGGGACAGGGTCGCGCGCCCGCTCTTGATCTTGGGCATCTTCAGGAGCTTGTCGATCTTGTCGTAGCCCGAGACGATGCCGCGCGTGCCCGAGATGCCGCCCGAGTGGAACGTGCGCATCGTCATCTGCACCAGCGGCTCGGACATCGCCTGGCCCGAGGTCGCGCCGACGTTGTCGCCAATCGCCGGCAGACCGCCATGCTCGTCGAGGCCATAGCACTTCGCGCAGACGCCCTTGGGCAGCTTGCAGGTGATCGGTGAGCGCACGTCCACGGTCGCCACCTTGGCGTTGCGCAACGTGCTGAGCAGCGTCGACGTCACCTGGCTGCCTGCGTGCGCGATCACGTCTCCCTTGACGGAGATGTCCTTGGCCAAGAAGCGGTCCTCGGCGTCCGCGGATTCGACCCGCACGTCCAGCCCCATGCGCGTGCCGCAATCCGCCGCGGCGACAACCGTCGTCATCGCTGTCGCCATGATGTCCTTGTTGAACTCACCGGGCTTGGCTGTCTGGAGCTGCCTGTCGACCGCCGTCGCCCGTGCGCCGTAGAGCGTACTCCAGTAGTCTGAGAACGGCAGCCCCTCCGCAAACGAGTTCATGACCGGGAACGGCGACGGCCGTGAGCGATGATCGTCGACCATGAACGGCGTCGAGAGCGTCTGCTTGAGCTGGTTCGCGTTGCCGCGGGCGCCTGATTGCACCATGAGGTCCAGGCTATTGGCCTGACCCTTAAGCCCGTTCTTCACGATGGCGTCATGCTCGATGTTTGCCGCCGCCGTCACGGCTCGACCCTCCTCGCGGCCCACGCGTGAGGTCAGGTCGATCTTTCCCAGTGCCTCGCTGGTGCGGCGGAACATGTCTCTTCTCCCGGGCAGATCGGGGACCAGGTCCTTCATGCTCACGGTAAACCCCGTGCGGTAGGTGTGCTCCTCCCCGGCCTGCTTGAGCTTGTCGAGGACCTTGCCATAGTCCCGCGGCATCGTCTCGGCGAGCGTCGTGGTCAGGGCCTTGAGGCCATGCTTGTTGAGCTCGACGTCGGCGAACTGCTCGCGCATGGACTCTGGCAAGGCGTCGGCGATCTTGCCCTTCTGGGCCGGATCCCTGGACATCAGGTAGAGCCCCAGCGCTGCCTCGTTCTGGGGCTGCATCATGATCTGCCCGGTGCCAGGGTTGTAGAGGTTCCTGGATGGCAGCATGCGCCTGGCCTCCTCGATCGCGTCCGGCAGGATGGGGACGTGGACGGTCATGGCGTCGCCATCGAAGTCCGCGTTGAACCCCTTGACGACCAGCGGCGGGATCTTGACAGCCTTGCCGTCGGTGATCGTCGGCTTGAAGGCCATCATCGAGAACTTGTGCAGCGAGGGGGCGCGGTTCAGGAGAACGGGGTGGTCGTCCATCTCGGCCACGAGCGCTGCGCGTGCGGTCGGCGTGCGCGCGTCGTACTCCTTGGATGCCTGCACCGGATCCTTGCCGGCCGAGTTCACCAGGCGCCGGATCACGAACGGTCTAAAGATATTCCAGGACATCTCCTCGGGGAGCCCGACCTCGTCGAGTCCCAGCTTTGGCTCAGGGATGATGGTGCCGCGACCCACGTAGTCCTGATTGCGTCGCAGGACGTTGTTGATAAAGAAGCCTTCCTTGGCGGCCTTCTCGCCCTTGATCTGGTCGATGATGCCGCGGGGCATGCGGGTCTTCGGGTACTTTGCGATGGGGTCGCCGATCCCGTAGATGGCCGCGATGCCGTCGTAGAGGTTCTGCCGGAGCTCGGACTTCGCGCCCTCGGGCATGTACGGGATCGTTTTCTGCCAAGCGAGTTCGTTGCTGACGAGGCTGACGTCGCGATAGAGCGTGTTCAGGCCCGCGTTGGAGATCTGGCCGTCGTCCGTCTCGTTGATCTGCCTGAATTGCGGCGGGATGACCGGGATCTTGGTCTGGACGTAGGCGTCCTCAGGGCGGATGCCGATCTTTTTCAGGGCGTGGAGGTACTTCAGGCGCTTGTTCGCGTCGTCGAGCGCGGGGGCCGTCTTGGCCGTCTTGGCCCTGTCGGTCCAGGCCTTGATGTCGGCGTCGACGTCGATCATCCCCAGCTTCTTCTTGAACGCCTCGCCGCCCGTCAACCCTTGCTCCGCCCACTCCCCAGTCTCCGGATCCACGAACAGGTTGCCCTTGACCAAGCCGGCGTACTGCGTCGCGTTCATCCCCGTGAGCTTCTTGATCGGCTGCTCGAAGACCGGGTTGGCGATGGGCTCCGCGAGCTCGATGTGCCCCCATCGATCGCCAAGCCGCCCTCCGAAGATCTGCGTGTCCATCAGCCCGCCCGGCTCCTCGGACAGGTCCTTGGCGCGGACGAAGACCGGGTCCTTGATGGCTCCCGAACTCAGCAGGTCGACCTCCTTGTCGGTCATCGGCTGGATGATGTTCTTGGATCCGTTGCGCTTGGTGTTTACGCCCGCGCCATTCAGGTATGCCTCGAACTTCTTGTATGCAAACGTTGGCTGTGGCGCCGGTGCGACCTGGCCGCTCTTGTGGCCGGCGGCCAGCCAGTTCCAGAAGTGCTCGTTTTGGGATCCTTTGTGTGTAGCCATCTCGCGCAGGTTGGCGCGGCTGCCGTGCGAGAGCATCGAGTAGAACGCCAGCAGGTCGAGCGCCTTGGCGCCGTCCTCGCCGCCGCGCATGGGGGCCTTGTTGATGTCGTAGGCGCCTGACTCGCGCGAGGAGAACTGCGAGGTCGCCTGCTTGGCGAGCTTGAGCACGTACTGGGGACCGACGAGGACCTCGCCCAAGGCATCCTTGCTGTGAGGATCGTAGAGGGTCTCGGTATCAGAGACGCCGTTGACGGCCAGTTCGTCGATCATCGCCCGTGAGTGGTCCTGGCCATTGAAGTTGTCGACGATGTAGGCGGAGCCCTTGTTGACGGCCAGCTTGGCGGCGGCCGTCTCGAGGATCTGTGACGGGTTCATGCGGGTGACGATGCCGTGCGGGTTCAGCAGGATGTCGACCTTGGCGGAGGTCCCGTCTGCGTTCTGCGTGTAGGGGGCCTCGCCGTCGGAAATGATCTTCGTGATGATGCCCTTCGCGCCGTGGCGATTCGTGATCTTGTCGCCGATCTGCGCGGGCTCCTCGGTCTTGACGTAGATCTTGACCTTCTTGCCTTCCTTGACGACGTCCACGACGGTCCCGGAGGCATCGTTGGACCATTCCTCCATGTGCCCGCGGCGCGGCGTCGTCTTGGGGGCAATCTTCTTGAAGGCCAGGTACTCGGCGTCGTACTTGTTCTCGCGGGTGCCGACCCACAGCGGATCGCCCTTGCTGACGATCTGCCCCTTCCTGACCACGCCATCGTCGTCGAGCATGTCGCGCTGCTCGGGCGACAGTTTGGTGGAGTTCCAGGCCAGGTAGTCCCCCTTCGAGGACACGTCGCCCTTGTCGATCGAGTGGGCGTGCTCGTGCAGGTGTTCGCTCGAGAGCTTCTTGGCCGCCGACTCCGTGATGACGATGCCGTCCTCGAAGTTGTAGCCTTTGTAGGGGATGTACGCGGCGCGAAGGTTCGTCCCCAGGGCCAGCGTGCCGCCGTCAGTGAAGTTGGAGTCGGCGAGGATGTCCCCCTTCTTCACGGCATCCCCGACCTTGACCACGGTATCCGAGTGCAGGAACGACTTGCCGTTCAGGGGCAGGTTGTCATAGAGGGGTTGCTCGACGAGGCCGTCGGCCGTGCGGATCGTGATCCGCTTGGCGTCAATCTTCTCGATGACGCCATCCGCCTTGGCGGCGACCGAGAACTTTGAACCGATCGCATCCTCGATCGTCCCCTTCCCGACCTTGACCTGGACGAGCGGAGCCTCCCTGTTGGTCAGCGGCAGCGCCTGCTCGATCATCTTCGTGGCCATCTGCCCACGGACGCCCTGAATGGACGCCAGGAACGGAATCGTATTGGTCGCCATCGAGAACGCCTGCTGCGACGTCTGCATGACGGCGTCCACGGACGTGGCCTTCACCATCTGCATCTCGCCCTTCACCATCGCCTTGACCTTGGCGTTGATCGGCTTGCCATCCTTGTACTGATCCGGAAAGGCAACCGTCATTTCGCGCATGTCAGCCGGCCCGACCATGCGCTCCGCACCCGTGCGGACGTCAAGGATCTTGGCCTGCAGGCTATCACCCTCCTTTGCGGAACCGATCGGCAGGTTCAGCGAGATGCCGATCGTGGACGCGTCGGGCGTGTGGATCGGATCGATGAAGCCCATGTGCGATGGGTGCAGGGTGTGCTCCTCCTGCCAGATGGCGCGCTCGTCCTGGACGCCGCCCTCGCCGGTAATCGTGATCTTCGACGACCCGTTGATCATGTTGATCGGGTTGGTCTGGTCCGTGGTGTTGGACAGCGACGACCCCGTGAAGAAGGTCGAGAACACCCCACTCAGCTCGTTCGAGTTGATCAACTTGCCGATGTCGTTGGGGACCGACTTGCGATCGTTCAAGCGGTAGCCGATCTTCACCCGCAGCTTGGAGAGGGACTCGGCGAGCTCGCCGCTGCTCTGCACCATGCGCTCGTTGATCAGGTCGCCAGGGTTCATCACCTTCTTGAATTCGAGGGCATGGCGATCATCAGCGTCGCGCTCGCCGCGCTCGAGCTTGAGCAGTTCGGTCGTGCCGCTGAGCAGCATCTCGGGGCCGACCTTGGTGAAGGCCTTGCCGATGGTCGCTTTGGTAACCTCGGGGCGGACCTCGGTCTCGTCCTCGAAGAACGTGGCGATGGCCTTGGCGGCGGCGTCGGGCGAATCGTGCTTGGACTTGGTGAAGTACTCCCCGGCCTTGAGCACGGCGCTGGTGGAGTTTTTCTCATTCACGGCCTTGTTGGCTGCCAGGACGTCCGCCCCCCAGGCCTTGGCCATGGCCGAGTCCGAGACACCAATCCGGGACAGGATGGGATAGAGCGCGACGCCGGACCCATCCTGGGTGCCGCGCATGAGCTTGAAGATGCCCTTCTTGGCGTCGTACGTGATGTCAAACGGCTGCCGGGCGATGTTCACCTCGGTCTTCATCTCCCCATTCTCCTTCTGGGCGATGTAGACCCCGGGCTTGCGACGCAGCTGGTGCTGGACCTGGTAGTGCTTGCCCTCGACGATGAAGCTGCCGATGTCGGTCGTCTTGGGCAGCGTCGCCAGGAGCTTCTTGTTCGTGGAGGAGATGACCTCTCCGGTCTTGCGGTCGACCAAGTCCAGCGCGGCGTACACGGGCACGCCCCAGGTCTTGTCCTTGCGGACGGCATCGCGCTGGGACTCCCAGTCCTCCGGGGCCTTATCGTCGTCGATCCAGACGTTCCTGACGACGATCTTCCGGTTGGTACCCGTCGCCTGGATGTCGAGCGCTTTGGTGAAGGACGCGATCACGTCCTTCTTGATCTTCTCGAACTGGCTGACGTGGTCGAAGGGGGTCGTCTGGGTCACTAGGGCACCACCGGCATAAGAGGACTGAGAAGGATCTTACCCGTAACCACCGATTTCGACTCGTCAAAGGAATCCCCAGATGTTGATCGTCAAGCGTAAGCTTGCCCGAGCCTCACTCCCTCCGCCCCCCTTCGTTAGCCTACCCGCGCCTGGTGGGTCATTCGCATCAGCCCTGTTGCGCATGACCGCCAAGGCGCACGCCTGGGCCGCGCTGGCCACCGTTACCACCACCGTCTTCGCTGATCGCGCCTGAGGTTTCGTGCTGATCATCCATCGACGAACACGTTTTACTCGACCCCCTCGCCCGCGGCCGCGTGTGGCCGGCGAGGCCGAGGGGGTCTTCGCTGAGCTCGCCGCGGCCGCGGTGGTCCCGGCACATGGTTTCGTCTTCAACAAGGGAGCCTACGCAACGAGTTCCGTGGGCGCGGTCGTCCACTCACCCTTCGGTTCCTGGATGCGCACCTTCCTGGGCGCGTGCGCCTGGGCGTTCATGATCGCAGCCGGCAGTCTCGTCTACAGTCACTTCGTGAAGAAGTGGCAAGCCAGCGGCCTGCCGATGCTGCCCGTCGCGGCCATGATCACGGCCTCGCAGGCATCTCAGCAGCAGGCTGCCACGTCACCCGCGACGGGTGGGCTGCTGTTCCAGAAGGCCAAGCCGCCCGCCCAGACGTCCATCTTTGAGGAGTACGTCGGCTAGAAACCACCGACGATCACGCACACCAGCATCGCCAGCGACACCCCCGCGACTGACCAAGCCAGCGTCGATCCCCACGCTGGCTTCACCCGTTCCTGCTGGTACTTCAGGTCCAAGTCCAGTAGCTGCTTCGAGAGCGTCGTATTGCGTTCCAGCAAGATGGTCTGGCTGCCTGCGTAGATGCTGTTCTGGCGGTGCATCTCAGCGATCTGCAGGTCAAGAACGACAGCGCGATCGCTGTCGTTTTTTACCCTGACCCGGAGATGCACGAGCTCAGCATCGGCCTTGAGGACGAGCTTCCAGTCCTCGATGTTCAGGTACCCACACACTTCGCCGGCGGGGGTCTGGAATAGCGTGCACGGCGGAACGGCCTGGGGCGTGTATCCGTCAGCGTGCGCCGACGTCACGCCAAGTGCGAATACGATCGATAGCGCGTAGATCAGCCGCATACCTGGCCTCCTCAGCCTTGATGTCTGACTCGATCAACCGAAGCTTCTCCGCGGCCGCCTGCTCGATGACGCGGATGGCAGCCAGGGCCTGGTCGTTCTTGCGGAGGATGGTGTCAACGATGGCCTGGTCGGCCTTCACCTCGGCAACGAACTTCTCGTGGCGCAGCTGCGCGAGCTCGCGGCCCCGGCGAGCGCTGACCCAGGTCCAGACCGCCATCCCGAACAGCGCGGCCGCGATCACGATCAAGGTGCCCATCCAGGACCGGCCGCCAACCGCAGACTTCTGACCCCGGATGATGCCCTCGAGCTTTCCCAGGAGGGCGAGCGGATCAACGGGCGGCTGCTCGGCCACGCTAGACCACGCGCAGGCGCGCAGCGGTGGAGCGCTCCTGCTGCTCGCGGAGCTCGAACAGGTGGGCCTCGATCAGCCCCTCGAGCTTGTTGCGGGCCATCTCGGGTAGCTTCTGCTGCTTGGCCATCTCGACGGCCCAGATCGCCGCGACCTCCATGACTTCACCACCAGGCAGTTTCTTGCCGTCGGTGAGGTCCTTGGACTTGTTGCGGGCCCACTCGCCGCCACGAAGAGCGGCGCGGCGCGCAAGCTCGTCCCAGGCAAGGGCCGTCCTGTCCCCGACCTCGATGTGAAGCTTCTGCTGGACCTTGCGCAGGATCCAGGTCGCAAGGGCGCCGATCAGGGTGACGAATACCGGGACCAGGATGCCCATGATCTCGCTGGTGGCGGACTGGATGGCCGTCTCGGCGTGCGCGATGGATGGCAGGAGAAGGGTTGCCAGGAGCGCCATCGCCGGCAGACTAGCCAGCAGTTCGTTCACGGGACCATTCACGACGAGCTTCTTTGACATCTTCATCACTATCTCCCTTATTTTCGATCGGGTTGCGGGTCCAGTAGTGGGCGATCAGGAAGATCTCCTCGACCGTGGTTGCCACCGAACTCTCGCCCTCACCCTCACGGGTGGTGGTCTTGCGAGTGTACTCCCGAATCTGCTCGATGCTGATGCCCGCGGATGCGTCGTTCGCGTCCGTCCGGAACTGGGCGTATCTGGCCATGTCCTCGTCGTCGAACATGTTGAACCGATCGACCTTGAACTCGCCAAGGTTCCGGTTCGATCCACCCACCTTGACTTCGCTGGCCTTGGCCGCCATCAGACGACTCCCGCGTTACGCCGCGGTGGCGCGTTCTGGGGAAGCGGCTTGGCGCGCTCCATGGATTCCCCGACGGTTTCGCCACCCTGCATCTGCGACAGCAGCTGGTCGACCAGGCGGGCCATGTTCGGCATCTTGGATCGAAGATCTCCCAGGACCGCCATCTTCTGGTCGGGCGGGAGATCCTTGATGCGGTTCGCCCACTGCCTCGCCACGCGCGAGGCGTCGAGCTCGACGGCTTGGCCGCCGGCCTGGGTTCCAGATTCACCCTCGACGGCCGCCTGCTGCTGGGCTGCGAGGCCCTGCCCGCCCTGCTGGCCCATCTGCTGATCGGCGGCCATCTGGTCCGGCGTCGGCCCACTGGCCGGTGCCTGTTGCTGCCCCTGCCCCTGCTGCGGGGCACCCTGCCCCTGCGCCTGATCCTGCTGGCCCTGCTGGCCTTCAGCGGTCTGGCCTTGGCCCTGCTCGCCCTGAGCGGGCTGGCCACCGGACTGCGCGCCCATGGCCTCGTTCATGGCCTCCTGCGCACGCGCCTGGTACTTCGCCTGGAGGATTGATGCCTCGCCCTGCGCCTCGGTCTGCGACTTCATGGTGAGGGACTGGATGCGGTTGCGTTGCTCCGCCTCCTTCTCGATCATCTTGAGCTCGTCGTCGTAGTCGAACCCAAGCTCGGTCAGCATCGTGTGATCGGAGATCTTGTTGGCGGCGTTCAGCTGGATGACGAGCTGCTTGCGCTGGATGTCGTCCGCCATCTTGAACTCGGTGAAGCCGATCTCGACGTCAGGGAGGCCGAGGTAGAGGCGCACTCGGTTCTTGACCCAGTTCACGAACCGCAGCAGCAGGCGGCGGTACATGAGGAAGTGGTTCTCGAGGGTACGAAGCGAGACCGAGGACCCGGACCAGGACAGGCCGCCGAACACGAACTCGAGCGGCACGCCCATGCCGCCCGTGATCTCCTTGTTCGTGACCTCGATCTCCGGCCCCAGGAGAAGCGCCCGACCGTCGCCACCGAGTCGCTCGAACCCGAGCGGAACGGCAACGACGGAGATGTAGTTCGGGTCCGTCCGCCACTTGCGGATCTCGCCCTGGACGGTGCTCTGCCAGCTCGACAGGTTGACGTGCTGGTAGGGATCCTGCTGGGCGTTGGCCTGCGGGAAGATGAACTCGAGCGGCATGATCCGCTGGAGGGCGATGGCCTCCTGGGCGCGGCGCAGCACGTACAGGTAGAACATCCGCCCCATCGAGTGGATGATCAGCGGCTTGCCCCAGCCCATGTCCGCTTCGGCTAGCGTGGGACGCTTGAAGTGGAACAGGTTCTGATCGGACAGCGCGATGTCACGCTTCTGCTTGAGGGCCTGGAGGAAGATCTCTGGGATATCCACGAGGATCTCCCGAACACCTTGCTGGATGGCCTTCTGGATCTTGTTGGGGATCTTGTAGCGGTACTTCGAGCGACCCGTGATCGGGTTGTAGTAGATGTCGATGTTCTTCGGATCCCAGCGGACGAAGTTGATGCCCGAGCGGTCGTGCAGAGGCTTGTCGACGATCTTCGCGGTCCCCGTGGAATCGCAGATCTTGCACGTGAGGTTGAACCCGAAGTTCTGGAACTTGAAGACGACGTCGGGGTTCGACAGGCGGTGCATCTCCCCGCACTTCGCGCACTGCAACCAGCGGACGAAGGGGAGGTTGATGGAGACGAACGCGTTGCCGTAGCAGTTGCCCGTCAGGATGCCGTTGTCGATGGTGAGCGTGTGCGTTTCCATCTCGACGCCACAGAAAACCTCATCAACGATGCCGGTCTCACGAACCGCCCGAACGTGAGCATACGACCCGTACTTGCCTGGCTTGAAGTTCTGTTCGAAGTTCTGGCGGTGATGCGTTAGCAGGAAATCCTGAGGAAGCAGGTACTGCTTGAACATCGAGAGATAGTGCACCTCCCCCTCGTAGGAGTAGGTCTTGTCTCCGTACTCGAACGAAGTCTCTCGCGCGTACCCACGGACCTTGCCGGCAATCATGCCGATGCGAGGGAACTGGTCGCTGACGGCTTCGAGCGTTGCCCTGGCCTTCTGCGTGAGGACGGCGCATCCGTTAGCGTCAACGCACCCGTCGGCCGCCAAAAATCCGCTAACAAAGCCGTACCAGTAGCTAGCGGATTTGGTCGCCTCGGGTAGCAACTTATAATGCGTAGGCAGTCCGTGAATCATCCAAGCGCCGCCAGATCCCTCGATAAGAGGTGACCCACAGCCCTCAAAAAACTTCGCCATCTGGAGATCTTTATCTCCATAGAAATACGCGCGGCACTGCTTGCCGTCGTTGTAGGTAGTGCCATCCCCGAAGACGAAACCGTGGCGGATGCCCTCGTGGTACTCGTCGTTCCTTTCTGGCCGAGGGGCAACATTCCGAGGAATGCGTCGGCCTTCGAGCTCCGTGGTTGGAACGCGGATGTCCTTCCCGTTCGAGGTTGTGACAACCCACTGGTGCTCCGGGGTCGCCAGAACGGTCCGGCCGTCATGGAACTCGACCTCGAGCAGCCTCTGGCGCCCGAAGGACTTGAACTCCGCGGGCCGGTAAGCACCGTCCTGGGACAGGACGTCGAGCTTCTGGCCCACGATGTCTCGAAGTTTGAATACTCCCTGCTTCGTAGTGACCTTCGTGTCGCCGTGAAAGCAGAAGTAGTCGAGGCCGAGCTCGATCAGGAAGGGTTTGAGGTTGAGGGTGTCCTCCATCAACTCCTTCCACCCGTCGCGGATGTGCTTCTCGTCGGCGTTGTAGACGAAGTCGGTGACGGGGTACTCGGCGATCTTGGTGACCACCGACCCGATCATTGGATCCTTGTAGAAGAAGTAGGTGCACCACCGGAACAGTTCCTTGACTGTTGGCGGCATGTACGTCTGCGCGACGTCGAAGAACGGTGACGGATAGACCGTCCCGCGGCGGCGGTCTGTGCCTGAGCCCAGCGATACGTCGGACATCGCTTACCTTAGACGAGGCCGTCGCCGCCGGTGAGGATTCCGCCACCCAGAACGACGCGACCACCCACGACCACGGCTGCGCCAGCGGTGATGAGCTTCTGCTTCTCGTCGCCCGAGAGCGCCTTCCAGCCCAGGTCGCGCGCCTTCTCGT